GCTTAAACTACAAAAACAAAACACAGACGGAAATTATATTCTTTCAGAAGCAAACAGAATAACAGCTGAAACAGAAGCTACAAAAAATGTTTTACAAAAAGCAAACGAAGAACAAGACGTAGAAAAACAAGTACAAGCACAACAAAAACTGGCGGCTTTGGCGGTTGAGGCTCAACGCGTACAAGCACTTAATCAAAGAAGAGCCGCACAAAAGCAGACAGCGCCAACACAGGTCACACAAAGTTTTGCACAACAAGAAGAGCAAGCCGCTCCTATGAAACCCGATCCCAGAGCAGAAGCTTGGGCAGAAGGCAATTCTTGGTTTGGTGATGATCGTGCAATGACCATGACTTCTTTCGCTATTCACGAAGATTTGTTGAATGAAGGGTTTGACGCGACAAGCGATGAGTATTATAGTGAGATAGATAAACGAATACGAGACGAGTTTCCCCATAAATTTGGAGAAACGTCTCAACAAAGTCGTCCCGCCCAAGCGGTAGCTCCTGCAAAACGCAGCGCTAAAACTGGGCGCAAGTCTGTGAGACTCACACCTTCACAGGTAGCAATAGCGAAGAAGCTAGGTGTGCCTTTAAATGAGTACGCGAAATATGTTGAATAAACGTGGAGACAACAATGACAAAAAACAATAAAGTCGACGCAAGTCGCGAACCACGCGAAGCCCAAACTCGTGAGAAAAAACAAGCGAGAAAACCTTGGGCTCCACCATCCGCTTTGGATGCACCGAATCCTCCAGAAGGATACGTTCACCGTTGGGTAAGAATGGAAGCTAGAGGTCAAGACGATCAGAAAAATGTGATGGCTAGACTTCGTGAAGGCTGGGAACCTGTGAGAGCAGATGAACACCCTGATTTCGATTCTCCCGTAATGGAAGAAGGTAAATTTCAAGGAGTAATTGGTGTTGGCGGATTGATTCTTTGTAGAATCCCAATCGAAACCGTCCAAGAAAGGACCGCTTACTTTACAACAAAGGCAGAGGGACAAATGGACGCGGTTGATAATGATTTGATGAAAGATGGAACACATCCTAGTATGTCAATTAGTAAACCTAATAGGCAATCTCGCGTAACAATTGGCGGAACTCAAGGTTCATCGAACTAAGGGTTTTTAATAATAATTCTTGAATAGAGGAAAAGTTTAACATGGCAAACGTAGACAAGGCTTTTGGTCTAAGACCTTATAAAGGCCTAAATGTTGGTTCAGCTGTACAAGAAGCTAATAAATATAGTATTGATCCTTCCGGATATGGTACAAGCATCTTTCAAGGTGACTTGTGTATATTCGCAGGCGGATATATTAATAGAGCAGCAGCTTCTTCAGCTAACATAGTCGGTGTGTTCTCACATTGTTACTATGTCAACTCAAGCGGTGAGCCTACCTTCTCGAATTACTATCCAGCTAGTACAACGGCACTCGGAAGCGGAGCTATAGAATGTTATATCTATGACGACCCTAACCAAATGTTTCTTGTACAAGCGGACGGTGCTTCAGCCGTAACATGTATTGGTAGAAATGCTGATACTGACGGCATTGGTGGTTCAACGACTACAGGTGTTTCCACTCGTGAACTCGACTCTAGCACTATAGCAACAACGCAAGCACTTCAGCTTAAAATCGTTGGTGTTGTTCAAGATGACTCTAACGGAGATCTCACAGCGGATAATGCAAATTTGGTTGTAATAATCAATGAGCACGCTTACAGAGGTCCTGTTGCAGGAACGTAAGGAGTAATTTAGATGGCAATTAGTAGAGCACAATTGGTAAAAGAATTGCTTCCAGGCCTTAATGCATTATTTGGTCTTGAGTACGATAGATATGATAACGAACATGAAGAAATTTATGACGTCGAATCAAGTGATCGCGCTTTTGAAGAAGAAGTAATGTTAACAGGGTTTGATAGCGCACCTGTCAAGTCAGAAGGAGCAGGGGTAGCTTTTGATCAAGCGCAAGAAGCGTTTACATCAAGATATACTCACGAAACGATAGCATTGGCGTTTTCAATCACTGAGGAAGCGGTCGAAGATAACTTGTATGACAGATTGTCAGCAAGATATACTCGCGCGCTCGCCCGAAGTATGGCAAACACTAAGCAAGTAAAAGCAGCATCTGTTTTAAACAGAGCGTTCAACACAAGTTATTTAGGCGGAGACGGTAAAGAACTTTGCGCAACAGACCACCCAACTGTGGGTGGCGCTAATTTGCGTAACGAACTTTCAACTGCAGCTGACCTGAACGAAACTTCGTTGGAACAAGCTCTTATTGACATTGCAGCATTTACTGACGAACGTGGATTGAAAGTAGCTCTTCAAGGAACGAAACTAATCATTCCTAAAGAACTACAATTCACTGCCGATAGATTGTTGGAAACACCAGGACGTGTTGGAACGTCTGATAATGATATTAACGCTATGAAAAATATGGGAATGATCCCTGAAGGTTATACCGTTAATCATTATCTCACTGACACTGATGCTTGGTTCATTAAGACTGATTGTCCGAACGGATTCAAAATGTTTGACCGTTCACCAATCAGAACTTCAATGGAAGCTGATTTTGACACAGGCAATGTTCGCTACAAGGCTAGAGAAAGATACTCTTTTGGATGGAGTGATCCAAGAGCAGTATTTGGAAGCCCAGGAGCATAACCAAATATGGAACCTCGCCGGGGGTTTCTTACTCAACCCGGCACACTTTCCCTTCCTTTTTCCCAATTTTACAAGTAATATAGTTATTGTATCTAGGGATAACCCTGTCCTATCGACTGACCTAGCAGACAAGCCAAGACAATAGGACTTATTTTTTCAGGAGAAAAAATTATGGCAAAATCAACCTTTTCAGGTCCAGTTAAATCACTAGCTGGCTTTATTTCGGCAGGAAACGCTAACGTAGTTAGTCTAACTGCTGACACAACTTTGACTGTTGCAGCACACGCTGGAAAAGTCCTAGTAACTAATGACGCAGACGGTGTGTTTACACTTCCTAGCATTGTTGTTACAGAACCTACGGATAAAGGGGATCCAAACCAATTATGTAATTTAGGTGCACAATTCACTTTTATTGTCGTAACGGCAGCAACTGACATGGACATCACAACCGATGGCACAGACAAATTTGTCGGTGGCGCTTATACCGGTATTGACGACAGTGCAGCAGGTAAGACTTTTATCTCTGGCGCATCTAATGACACCTTTACACAAAACGGCACAACTAAAGGCGGTTTGGCAGGAAGCATTGTAGTTATTACTGCAATGGCAAGCGCTAAATACCATGTTGCGGCACAGCTACTTGGTTCAGGAACTTTAGTAACACCATTCGCTGACGCTTAATAGGGGGTAGATTATGGCTAATACAGTCACAGGACCCACTATTCAATATGATTATGACAAGAAATTAGTCACATATTGTTCTGTTTACTCAGATGGAAGCGCTAGCAGTACCACTTTAGTTGACGTTTCAGCTTTGAACCAGTCGGCGAATAAAGAAACATGCACGCATGTAGCTTTAAATAAAATATGGTACACCGTGAGCGGCGCCCCCGATGCACCGGCATCACTTGATTGGGACGCAACAACGGACGTTACTTTTTTGACCCTAGCTTATGACAATATGTTTGATTTCAGCACCATTGGGGGCTTGGTTAATACAGAAGCGTCTGGCTATACTGGCGATGTTTTGTTTGTTATTCCATCAACCTCCGATGCAGGAAATGAATACACAGTCTGGTGCGAGTTTATAAAATATTATGAAGCACCTAATAATTAGAGGTAAATCATGCCAGGAATGAATGAAAGAAAAAGACACATGAGAGGCGAAACCAAAACCGCTCGCGGTGATTATGGAACTAAAGGTTACATGGGTGGCGGTAAAATTCCAGGTTACAAGCACGGCGGTGGCGTAGGTTCATACAAGAAGAAAGACCGTAGGCCTTAATCATGGCAACTTCAGGAACTACAGCATTCGATCTGAGTGTTGATGAAATTATTGAAGAAGCATACGAACGTTGCGGAATCGAACTTCGTACTGGGTACGATTTAGAAACCGCACGTCGTTCGTTGAATCTTATGATTGCTGAATGGGCAAATAGAGGCCTTAATCA